CCTCGGACCAGGGACCTGATCAATCGTTAACGTTGATCTTGACTGAGACTGAGTTGCCGCCGAACAAGGGAACCATGTTGTCGGCGGCGTCTTCTACTTCTCGGATGACGTCTTCGTCACCTGTCATGCAGGCTACGTTGAGCGCCGTCTCTATGAAAACAGTTACGGCTTCAACTTGCAAAGGGTGCATCTGTTTGAAACCAAGTGTCGGAAGATTTGGATCAATCATTCTATCTCTCCCCAATCGTCTTGGATATCTACGTCGATCTTGGAGGGGACTTTGAGCGGCACACCTGTTTCCATAATTTCTCGAATTTGAGTTGCTTGCTCTTGCCCCTCCACGTTAAAGCATAGCTCATCATGGACTGTTAGCATAGGAGTAAGTCCCGCCTCGTAACAGTCGAGCATGGCTTTCTTGGTTTGATCGGCAGCGGAGCCTTGGATCAATCTGTTTAACGCCTTGTAAGTAAACGCTCTTCTCAGCTTGCCCATACCTCCGTACTTTTTGTTCGCTTCTTCGTAGGACAGCGGCTTGTTGTAGCCAAAGGTCGACGGCTCCCACATATCAAAGCGGCACAGTCTACCAAGCAGGGTGCGGATCTGGCCCTTATCTCCTGCACGATTGGACGCCGCAGTGGCTAGCTGCTTCACGAAAGGAACCTTCTGGTGGTGACGGTCGATCAAGCTCTTGGCTTCGTCTGATGAGATAGCCAACTGATCCGCCAGCTTGCCAACGCCCATGCCGTACATGATGCCAAGGTTCACGGTCTTGGCTTCCTTACGGGTGATGCCAGCAAGGTCAGCAACCATCTGGTGCAGGTCGACGTCGGTCTTGTTGAACTCCTCGACGATGTTGTCGACCACAGGATCGCGCATCATGTCAGGCATGTTCGCAGCAAAGTGCACCAAGAGCCTTGGTTCTTGGCTCGAGTAGTCGAACGATCCCCACTTGGTTCCGTCTTCTGGGATAAACAAACCACGGATCAGCTTCTTCAGTTCCTTGTCCCTTGCAGGAATCTGCTGGAGGTTGGGGTTCGATGCAGAGAAGCGGCCTGTGACGGTGCCCCCTTCGTCCCGACGTGTGGAGTGCAGTTCTGTGTGGATCCGACCGTTGTGCTCGTGGCGCAGGATGCTGTCGATGAACGTGCTATCTGCTTTGTCGAACTCGCGCAGCCGTACCAACGCTTGGCACACCTCGGCGTCGTGTCCGTTGAGGTACGCCTTGGTAAAGGACGGTGCACCCTTGTCTGTGCGTGGGTACTCCATGCCCATCTTCTCAAACATCTGCTGGATCGATGACGCTGCCCAGATGTCGACGTCCATGCCAGACTCTTTCTTGATCATCTTGCGCAGGCCGTCGGTCTCTTTCTTGATGAGCTTCTTATTCCGCTCTGCTTTGTCCAGATCGACGCGCACACCTCGGGTCCGCATGTCCAGCAAGCAGGGGATCAACCCTGTCTCCAACCGCCAGATCGACCACAGGTCCTGCTTCTCAAGCTCGATGCGCAGTGATTGCCACAGCTTCAGTGTCGCCACCGCATCCTGCTCTGCGTACGCTCCAACGTACATCGGAGGTAGCTGCCACATCTCTGCTTTGGGATCGATGCCCCATGCGTCAGCCGCAGCCTTGAGCAGCTTCTCGTCCTTGCGTATTCCAGCGTAGTCACGGGCCATTGCATCTAGGCCAAAGGACCAGCGGTTCTCGTCCACCAGTGCGCCTGTAATCATGGTGTCGATGATCTTACCTTTGATCTCGATCCCTTCGGCACGGAGCCAGCCAGCGTCGTAGGTGGCGTTGTGCATGATGATGTTCATCTCAGGCACGGACAGCTGCATGTTGATCCACTTGAGCACCATCTTGGCGTCGAGGTTGTGCCCGTTGTTGTGGCGCATTGGGAAGTACCATTGGTCGTCCCCCGCAGCTACGGCTATGCCGATGATGTGTCCGTCCTTACGCGACCATCCTGGCCCCAGTGTCTTGATGTTGGGGTCATAGGTTTCGAGGTCGACGGCGATCTCCTTCCGATCTCTCAGGTCAGGGAACTCTGTTGGGATGTTCCAGACCTTGTCGACTAAGTTCAGTTCATTCTTGATCTGATGGTTTAGATCACTCCCGAATAGATTCTCTTGCATCTGCAATGACCTCCTCAATAGGGCGTTTATCTCGTGCAACGAACTCTGCACCCAGAGCCGTGTAACCTGCCTTGTCGATCCATGAATCCTGATGGCCTATCGACTGGATAAGGCGGCTGGTCTTGAGCCAGTCCATCATCAGTGTGACGTGTGCAGGGGTGATGTGCCCGTGGGATCTTAGTGCCCCGTTCACGATCATGTTCCAACCTTCTGCAATCCGAGCGTGGTTGTCGTATGCATCACCGTAGTCCATGGCCCTGTCATTGTTGATGAGTTCTTTTGCTGCATCTAGTGTTTCGTTTCTGATCATAGCTCGTACCTATACCTCTTGTCCGTATCTAATATGTGTAGCTCCTGCCGTGCTCTTGTGATCCCAACATAGAACGCCCGATGCTCATCGTCGGGATACCTACTCTCCGTACATGCCTTGGTCGAAGCGAGGTACACGACGCAGTTGTCATCCTCTCCTCCCTTCATAGCATGAAACGTAGAAACCTTAATGCGCGGCGGCTCAGTGATACTCTCACCTCGACGTTCTAACGCTTGTACATACAGCTTGTCGTCGTCGCCCAGACGCACCACGTCCATCGCATCTCGCTTCAACGGTGCAAGCAGCCCGTACTGTTTGAGGTCCTCGTACCCCAGTAGCGCCTGTGGATCAGCAGCCTCGAGCAGCTTCTTGGCTCCGCGCTTTACAACAGCGAAGTCACCCTGCTTGGGCACCACGTCAAACATCTTCTTGGCTTCCATAACCGTGATCACACCACCGCCTTGCAGGGTACGCCACATCACCATCACCTGCCCCAACTTTTCATCAATCGAGGCACGGCCCTTCACACTGAACAAGTACCCCGCATCTCGTAACTGGTCAGCGAACTCCCCAACGAAACTGTTGGTGCGGCACATGATTGTCCATGACCCCTGATGTAAGGGGATTGTGTCCAAAGTAAGGTGGAACTCAAGTTTGCCTTCCTCCTCCCGAGGATGGAACTCCTTGTGTATACGGTTGTGTATACGCTTCGCCACCTGCTGGGACAGTGCGTGGATCTTACGGGGCAGACGGTACGACTGGCTCAGGACCTCGATGTTGTCCGTCAGTGAGATGAACTTCTTCACGTTCACCCCTGTCCAGCGGTGGATCGCTTGGTCATCATCCCCTGCGTAGATCACCTCGTCGGCATACTCAGACATGTGCTTGACCAACTGAAGCTGCAAAGGTGTCAGGTCCTGTGCCTCGTCGACAATCAGCAACCTGAACCTTGGGAACGGGATGGTCATTGCCTTCTCGATCAGGTCCACAAAGTCAAACTTAGACTGCAAGTTCTTGTACTGGGTCAGCGCCTTCTGGACCTGCTCCATCTTGGCGAAGTACAGGTCATAGTCTTCAGCCTCGTTGTACTCCGTTTCTAGGGACACCTCTCTGTATCGGGACCTATCCACCAGCTGGATGTACTTTGTGCCGCTACCGCCCACCTCAGTGAGCAGGACGCCGTTGTCGGGGTCGGTCTTGTCCATGCCAGCAAACGACAGGCCGAGGTTACGTCCGAGCGCAGCCCAGTCGTCCTTGTCCATGATGCTGCCACGGTTCAATCCCAGTGCACGAAACGCAATCGAGTGCAGGGTGCGGAAGTACGCAAGCTGCTTGATGTCCAAACCGAACTCGTCAAGCACACGCTCCACCGCCTCTTGAATAGCCTTGCGCGTGAACGAAACAAACGCAATCTCTTCAGGGCGCACACCTTCCTCGAAGGCTTGGTGGATCCTTTGGATCAAAGTGTAGGTTTTCCCGCAGCCTGGTGGGCCGAGGATCAGGCGCTCATTGGTCATGCTTGCCCCGAGGACGGTCGTTCAACCACTCTTCGATCTCAGACTTAACCCAACGGCTGGCTTGGTTCTTGGCACCCACATCATCACCAAGGATGATCGGGCTTGGGAACGTGCCGTCTTTAACCCACTTGTAGATCGTGGACTTCGACACATTCAGCCAGTCGCACACCTCACCGATACGCATTAAAATGTACTCAGAACGGATAGTCATTTTCTAACTCCTCATTTCCTAGTTCTATCTCATCTTCTTCAAAGGCAGGGACCCACCAGACACGGATCGTGGTACGCTTGCCTTCCTTCTTAATGGAGTGGTGCCCATGGCACTCCTGCCCATCGTTCAACTCCTTCAACCGCTCTTGTACCTCGGCCCTTGTATAGTCGTTGAAGCCGCGGTTCTTCAGGAACAGCATGATCCCAGCGATGGTAAACTTGGTCATGCCGTTCTCGGTCCATGGCTTGCCCATCTCCATCTCCTCGGGAGCCATCGCCTTGATGCGGCTGGTGCAGTACACCTTGAGCAGTTCTTTGAACTGTCCCTTGATCGTCATCTCCTCGGGCACCTCCTGCTTTACGGACTTGTTCATCAGTTCGTTCACCATCTGCTGCCACTTCTGTGGCTTGAGCGTAGGCGGCATCATACTGAGTTGTTCCATACACGCCCTCTGCCAGAGTGTTTGGTTCTGCAACTGCTCAGTCGTTAGCTGCATGCGTTGCCCATCGACGTCCATGAAATACAGGCGCGGCTCTGACATCAGTATGGTCAGGCCACCAACGGTGGGCATGTCTGGTGCTTGGTTGCCAACCCCGAACGGGCGGGTCTTACAAATGTTCTTGTCGCAAAAGTCTTTGAGCGGACAGGTGTCGCACTGATAGAAGTACGTCGGTTTCTTTTCTAGTGACCGCTGGATGTTGACGATCTCTGTCGCCTCCAACGCTGGGTCGCAAAGGATCCTGTTGTATTCTTCGTGGTGCTTCTTCCAATCGTCAGGCCACTTGAGGCGGCAGTACACACCCACAGCAAACATAGTGATGTTGCGGTTGTCCCTGAACTTACCCTGTGCAGCCATCACCTCGAGGCAGTACGGGCCATCGGTAAAGTACCGACGCTCACCACCAAAGGTCAGCTTGTCCAGATCGTGGGCGCTCACTCTCTTCTGCTCAATCAGATCGAAGAACTGCTCGATCTCAATCGCATCTCCGTGCTCGTCCATGGCATAGCGCGTCGTCAACTCGCCCCCATAGTACGGCATGTTGATGAAGTTACCCACGTCACCCCGCTCTGCGAGGATCTTGTCTTGCTTGGGAAAGATCTCACATCCGCTGTGACCCAGCGCAATCGACATCTCCAATAGGTACTCAC